TCGATAAGCGAGCACTTTCGTTCCAGACCATCTGGGGCTCAGGTGACTTCGTAGAGGCAACGACTCAGGCAAATGTGAGGATTGACTCTAAGACCTCACTGCAAATCAATGCTGTCTTTTCGGCTGTCTCACTTATTAGCGACACAATCGCAACTCTTCCAGTTGATGCCTACATCCGCCGTGACGGCGCTCGCTTTGCTTTCCGACCACGCCCACAGTGGATCACTAAGCCAGATGTCGATACAACCAAAGAAGCTTTCTACGGTGCAGTAATCGTTTCGCTATTGCTAGACGGTAACGCATTCATTCGTTTGTACTCCAACCAGTCAGGCGAGATTGTAAACATGACAGTCTTGAACCCGATGGATGTTGAAATCAAGCGCAACGGTATCGGTCAGGTTATGTACCGTGTTGAAGGCGAAGCTAACTTACTGTCTACCGACCAAATTGTTTTCATTCCAGATCTAGTTCGCCCAGGAAGCATCCGTGGCGTATCACGAGTAGAAGCGCTAAAGGATAACTTCGGTCTTGCTAAGGCACTTGAGAACTACGCTGCTAGATTCTTCGGTTCTGGCACTCAGACTTCTGGCGTACTTGAAGTTCCAGGCAACCTAACTGCCGACCAAGCTAAAAACCTACAAGAAGCTTTTGATGCTCGCCACAAGGGTTGGAACAAAGCACACAAGACTGCCGTGCTATCTGGCGGTGCGGTCTACAAGCCAACTAACACTCCAAACGATCAAGCACAATTCCTAGACAGCCGGAGAATGGCAGTCGAGGATGTTGCTCGTGCATTCAACATTCCACCACACCTACTTGGACTACCAGGCACTAACTCTTACGCATCTGTAGAACAGAACAACCTTGCTTGGGTAACTCACTGCCTACGCCCAATCGTGCAGAAGATAGAAGGCGCTCTATCGCCACTGATGGCTCGCTACCCAGGCGGAGAGAATGCGTTTATCAAGTTCAACCTTGACGGCTTGCTACGAGCAGACATCAACTCCAGAATGGCTGCCTACTCGACTGGTCTACAGTCAGGCTTCTTGACAATCAACGATGTCAGAAGGATTGAGGACTTCACTCCAATCAACGACCCATCAGCCGATACCGTTCGTGTACCACTAGCCAATGTGAACATCGATGCAGCCGACCTATCAGCTCAGACTGAGCGTGTAGACATGGCTCAGCAACTCATTCAGGTTGGATTCGATCCGATTGACACACTTGCTAAATTCGGTCTACCTGCTATCAGCCACACTGGTATGCCAAGCGTTCAACTACAAACGCCTACCATTCCAGAAGATCCGAACGCTGCCAAGGAAGTCTATGGAGTCAGTGAGTAATGATTGAGCAGAATGTTTATTCAGTTGGAACAGCAACTACAACGGTTGTCGCTCCAACGATAGATGCTGCTCATTTCACCCTAAAAAACCTAGAACCATCTGCCACAGTCCTTGGCGATTACGCACGCTATGGCGATACTTACCTAATTGATCAATTCATTACAATTCCCGCTGCTGGCACGGCATTGTTTCTTTTTGAAACGGGAGCCCTTGCAGCTCAGTTTGATTACTGGAGTTTTTATTCAACTTCTCAACAAGTCAAGGGCGATTTAGTTGAAGGGGCAACTGTTACTGGCACTGGAACTGCCGTTCCTGCTTACAACATGAATCGTAACTTCCCAGACACTTATCAAGCCACCATTCAAACAGCATCGGCCCTTACTGGGGGCACGGTTATCATTTCTGAATTAGTTTCTGCTTCAAAAGAAGCTGGTGGTGGTATGGCAAGTGCCAAAATCGTCACACTAAGACCCAATGAAAGATATGGCTTTAGATTTGTAAACATAGGTAATCAAACAACACAGCTTCAAGCTCAAATTGCATTCGTAGAAAAGCACAACGGCTACAACACTATTTGGCTTGGAACAAAAGACGACTCTTTTGCACTTAGAGGCGGAGAAGAGATTTCAATGTATTTACAGCCACAAGCGACAATAAATGCAGTTGCGGGAACAGATGACTGCAAACTAGCAGTAATTAGGCAGGACTAATGATCAAACCAGGCAGATACAACATCACCGCTTACCAAGGTGCAACCTACGACCTAGACCTAACTTGGACTACTGGTGGTTCGGCGGTGAACCTGACCAACTACACGGCTGCTATGCAGGTTAGAACCGCTGCTAACGCAAGCACGGCTGTAATCAGCTTGACCAACGGCACTGGTATCACACTCGGTGGAACCGCTGGCACTATCAACATCAACATCGGCGCAACCACGATGGGCTCAGCAACTCCAGGGCAGTATGTCTATGACCTAGAGCTCAATTCAGGTGGAACCGTCTACAGACTTATTCAGGGCACATTCTCGATCCAAGCTGAGGTAACTCGCTAATGTCACAAACAGTCGTAGACATTACAGAAACTAACACGCTAGTCACTGTCATAGAGACTGGTGTAAATGTTGCTGTAACCGAGACGACAACAACTATCGAGCTTGCTAACTCTGGCCCACAAGGCCCGCAAGGCGTACAGGGCGAAATTGGCCCAGCTAACACGCTAACGATTGGTTCGGTTACTGCATCAAGCCCAGGCGGATCTGCAACTGCAACAATTACTGGAACTTCGCCTAATCAAACTCTAAACTTGGTAATACCAAGAGGCGAGCAAGGCACTCAGGGTATCCAAGGCATCCAAGGTCTCAAAGGTGACAAAGGTGACACTGGCGATACTGGGCCACAAGGTATTCAGGGCATTCAAGGCGAAACTGGAGCTACTGGAGCTACAGGGCCGACTGGAGCCACGGGTGCAACTGGACCTCAAGGACTCAAGGGCGATAAGGGCGACAAGGGTGATACTGGAGATACAGGCGCAACTGGCGCAACTGGCCCGACTGGAGCAACTGGCGCTACTGGCCCACAAGGCATTCAAGGAGTAAAAGGTGACAAAGGAGATAAAGGCGACACTGGTGACACTGGCCCTACTGGTGCTACTGGCCCCACTGGCGCACAAGGCCCACAAGGAATTCAGGGCGAGACTGGGCCTCAAGGCCCCACGGGTGCAACGGGGGCAACTGGAGCAACGGGCCCTACGGGAGTTATAGCAGCTACTTCTCCGATTACTTACAATTCGGGAACTCAGACTGTCGCTATTGATGTAAATGCGGCAGGAATTACAATCAATGGAACCGCCGTGGCGCTAGGTGGCTCAATAACGATAAATGCGAGGTTGGCCTAATGCCATACTACATAACAGATAAATCCTCAGAGTGCTCAAGCTGGGCAGTCGTAAAAGAAGATGGCGAAGTCATGGCTTGCCACAACACTAAAGGCGAAGCGCTCGATCAGATGGTCGCTATCTCACTGTCAGAAGGCATCGAGCCAGGTGGCGAGCGTGACATCCGTGCCCTACCAGGCGACCTAAAGGTTGGTGACTATGTATCGTGGAACTCGTCAGGTGGCAGAGCCCGTGGTGAAATCCAAGAGATTGTCGATGATGGAAGTATCTCCCCGCCTAATAGTTCGGTCACAGTCAATGGCACTGAGAAAGACCCTGCTGCCCTAATTCAGGTTTACCGCCCAGTCCGTGATGGCTGGGAGGATACAGATGTCTATGTCGCACACAAGTTTTCAACACTGACCAAAATCGCTCCCCTGCCTGAGCCGACAGATGAGCCAGAAGATGAAGATGATGACATGGATGAAAATTCGGTAACTTCTGAGGCTGAATACCGTGAAGTAAACCTAGAACCTCCTGCCTACATGCGAGCTGCTGCTCGTAGAGGTCTCAAATACTATGAGGAAGGCTACGGCGGAGATGGGCTGGTTGAAAGAACTATTAGGGAAGCACGAGCCATGGCTTCGGGCAATGTTACTGCTGAGAAATGGGTTAGGATTCGGGCTTGGATTGCTCGTCACCTACCTGATCTGGACAGTCCCGCCGCCAATCCTTCTTCTGACGATTATCCAAGTCCTGGCGTAGTCGCACACTTGCTCTGGGGATCAGGCCCATCTAAGCGAGGTGCACAACGAGCACTGACTTATGCCGAGGGTGTAGTTGCTAGAATTGAAAAAGAAAATGAAGGCCGAGCGAAAGGCGAAGCATTGTCGAAGTTAGAAACTCGTAGAACGGCGACTCAGATTGAGATTCGTGAAGAGGGCGAGGGGATGCGCTTCAGCGGTTATGCCGCCGTATTCAACTCAGCCAGCGAGCCACTACCCTTTATCGAGCGTATCGCTCCAGGTGCTTTCCGTAAGTCTCTAAGCGCCCGCAACGACATCAAGTTCCTATGGAACCACGATGCTGGCGAAGTACTCGGTTCTACCCGTGCTGGCACTCTAAAGCTAGAAGAGGACTCCAGAGGACTTCGTGTCGAAGGCTTGCTACCTAACACCTCTCGTGGTCGAGATGTCGCTGAGCTTCTAAAGCGTGGCGATGTAGATGCCATGAGCTTTGGCTTTTCGGTTCCATCCGGTGGAGACGAGTGGTCAGAGGATGGATCAGAACGCACTCTAAAGTCAGTCCGTCTGTTTGAAGTTTCGGTTGTTAGCTGGCCCGCCTACACCGCCACCGCTGGAACCGTAGCTGTCCGTGGCCTAGACAAGCTTGCCAAGCGAGCATCTTTGGATGCCGATGCTCTGGCAGATGCTGTTTACAAGCTTGAAGAGGGCGAAACCCTAAACGAAGATGAGGGTCGCCTAATTCAGCAAGCCGTAGAATCCCTGATGCCAAAAGCTGAGGGTGACGAGCCTACCGACAACTCGGTTGGTCAAGCAATGCTGGCTCTCAAGAAAAAGAAGCTAGAACTACTACTGAATGGAATCTAAGATGCCAAACAAAGACGAAATCAAAAAAGCACTGCTAGATGCTGCTGGTAATCCAGAATCTGGCGTGATTGTAGAGGTCGTAGACGATCTAGCTAAGGCAGTTGTAAAGCTCCTTCAGCCAGAAGCTACCTTCGATAAGCGGGAAACCACCACAGTCGCTCCAACGGAGAAGCGCTAGTACTAACCCCCCGTTGCTTGGTTGCGGGGGGTTTTGCTATACCCAGGGACTTGTCAAAAATCGTCTAGTACACCTTGATGTAAACTGTTCCTATCGGATGTGAGTCAGCTCTGCCGTGTTCAGTTGAGCGTAAACGCCACTGGTAAACAGTAAACATAATAAGGAGACTAAATGTCTGAGTTCGTAAAGTCTCAGCAGGAGCTCAAGGCTAATCTCACTGAGCAGATTCGTGATGTTATCGAATCCGCTGAGGCAGAGAAGCGTGGCCTAGATGCAGCCGAGCTAGAGAAAATTGACCGCATTGAGGCCGACATCCGCAAGGCTGACGAGACCATTGCTGTCGCACACCGCAACGAAGAGCGCCGCCTAGAGGCTTCAGTTGCAGCTAAGGGCTTCGTGCCTTCAGTGTCAGAGCAGCGTTCTGCTACTGATGTATTCCGTGCACTTGCACTAGGAGAAGAGCGTAACTACGAGTTCACTCGTGCTGCTCTAACCCCATCTACCAACACCGTTCCAAAGTCGTTCTACGACCAGGTATTCGATGTTGCCCGTCTAGTTGGTCCAATGCTAGAAGTACCAGAAATCATCAACACGACTTCTGGTGAAGATCTAACCATCCCAACCTTGACCGCATACAGCACTGCTGCAATCACCGCCGCTGGTGGAACCGTAGCAGCTTCCGAGCCTACTTACAGCTCCATCACTCTTGGTGCTTACAAGTACGGCTTCCTAATCCAGGCTGCAAACGAGCTAGTAACAGATGCAGGTTTCGACCTATCTGCTCACCTTGCTCAGCAAGCTGGAAACGGAATCGGTTACGCTGTAAACGCTGCTCTAACCAACGGAACTGGAACCGTACAGCCAAGAGGTCTAGTGACCGCTGCTGGTTCTGGTATCACCGGAGGCACTGGAGTAACAGGCGGATTCACCGCTGACAACCTGATCGACCTTGCTTACTCGGTAGACGGTGCAGTACGCCGTATGCCAGGTGCAGCATTCATGGCGAACGGTGCAACCATCGGAAAGATGCGCAAGCTCAAGGACACCGCTGGCAACTACCTATACCAGGTAGGCGTTGGCTACCCTGACACCTTCGCTGGCTTCCGTGTCATCGAAAACCCACATGTCCCAGACACCGCTACTTCTGCAAAGTCAGTATTGTTCGGTGACCTGAGCTCATACAAGGTTCGTCTTGCAGGTGGAATCCAGGTTGCTTCAAGCCAGGACTTCGCATTCAACACCGACCTAACCACATGGAGATTCTTGATCCGTCTAGACGGTAACTTGACTCACTCAAGCCATGTCAAATACTTCGTAGGCGCTGGAAGCTAAGCCCTAACGAAATAAGCGAAGCCCCGTGTTCTTGTAGGTTGGAACACGGGGTTTCTTATTAGACTGAAGCCATGACAACCTACGAACAACTCAAGGCATCCATAGCCTTTGCAAGCAACTCCCCAGGCACTCCTACTGGCTACGGTCAGCAAGGCAGTCAGCTCATTAGTCGAATGCTCAGACACGGCATGAAAGTTGCAGCTCTAAGCAACTACGGCCTAGAAGGTCAGCAGACTGAGCTAGTCATCGACAAACACAAGATTCCACACTACCCAAAGGGTCTGACAACTTATTCTGGCGATGTCATTCCAGTATGGGCACAGGACTTCTTCTCAAAGCATCCTGACAATCGATCATTCCTATTCACGCTCTACGATGTATGGGTTTACAACCAGATGAAATACGATGGGCCAATCGTGTCGTGGGTTCCGTTAGACCACCTGACGGTAACTCCAGCCGTTCGTGAGTTCTTGGTCAAAGAGAATGTCATTCCAGTAACTATGGCTCCGCATGGGCAAGAGCTACTTGAAAGCATCGGCATCAAGTCCACCTACATCCCGCACGGCATTGATACAAAGATTTACAAGCCAACGCATGAGATTCAGGGAACTAATGTTCGTGACTTCATGGGAGTGCCACAGGATGCATTCCTAGTCGGCATGGTGGCAGCAAACAAAGCTAACGGCCAGATACACCGCAAAGCTTACGCCGAGAACCTATTGGCATTCGCTATGCACCTCAAGAAGCACCCAGACAGCTTGCTTTACATTCACACTGAGCCAAGCCGTGGCTACGGAGGATTTGACATTGCCGTACTGCTAAAGGCAATGGGCATCCCTAAAGAGAATGTCCTGATGCCAGATCCATACCTGCTACGAGCTGGCTACCCTGAAGAGCACATGGCTGGCTTCTACACGGCTATGGATGTGTTGCTATGCACTAGCTATGGCGAAGGATTCGGTCTGCCCACAGTCGAGGCACAAGCCTGTGGAACCAGAGTGATCACAAGCAACTACGCCGCCAGCAAGGACTTGGCATCAGAAGATAGTTGGAAGGTAGATGGTCAGCCATTCTGGGATGAGGCACAAGGAAGCTTCTTCCAGATACCGTCTGTAAATGGCATCACAAACGCCCTAAACGCCTCGTACGAGGCAGAACGGGGCAGAAGCCAGAAATCTATCGACTTCGCAAAACAATTCGATGCTGACCTAATCTGGGACACTAAGTGGGTTCCATTCTGGAAAGAGCTACTGGCTTGATTCCAGTCCTAGGCTTTGCCACGCTAACTAAGTTTGACCTAGCTCAGCGGTTGTTAGATTCCATCGATTACCCAGTCGAGAAGCTAGTGATCGTAGACAACTCAGGCAAGAAGTCGTGGATTCCAGAGGTCAATGAGTTTGTCAAGGAAACATGGGTTATTCGGTTGCCACATGGCCTAGGAGCCAACGGCGCATGGAACTTGATTATCAAGTCCACACCGTTCGCCCCCTATTGGGTGATACCGAATGACGATTGCTGGTTTGAACCAGGGGCGCTCAAGATCATTGCTGAGCAGGTAGACACCGACAAGTTCAACTTCGTACAAATCAACACGCCGTGGTCATGCGTGATACCAGGCGAAGGTGCAGTCATGAAGGCAGGGCTATGGGATGAGGCTTTTCATCCTATTTACTTTGACGACAATGACTACGAGTGGCGGATGCGCAACGAAGGCGTAGAGTTCAACCACATCCCAGCCGTAGTACACCACGACAACTCTTCGACACTCCACAGCGGATTCGGCTCAAAGAATGAATTTACCTTCAAAAGAAACTATGCTCTGTATGAGTACAAACAACAAAGGCGCATCGTTCGAGAGCTTGGATGGTCGCTAAAGACTAGGAGAGATAACGCATGGGACTAACTGGACTAACCGTCTATACAGGCGGAACATTTGACTTATTTCACGCTGGGCATGTCAATTTCTTGGCTCGGTGTGCCGAGTTCGGGGATGTCACGGTAGCCCTAAATACCGATGAATTTATAGAAGAATACAAAAGCAAGCGCCCGATTATGAGCTATGACGACAGGCTAGAGCTTCTGGCATCGTGTCGCTATGTCAATTCGGTTATCCCTAATGAGGGTGGGGCAGACTCCAAGCCCTCGATTCTTAGGGTCAAGCCAGACATCATTGCTATTGGCTCAGACTGGGCTAGGCGTGATTACTACTACCAAATGGGATTTGATCAAGATTGGCTTGACAAGCAGAACATCTCACTGCTTTACATCCCCTATACCGAGGGAATAAGCACTACTGAGCTCAAGCGGAGAATCAAGCTAAACTAGATACATGGCTATTACTAATGGATACTGCACCTTACAAGATGTAAAGGATGCCCTTAGAATCACCGATGGTGTCGATGATTCGATTCTCGAACTTCACATCGAAACAGCTTCTCGCCAGATAGATGACATCTGTGAGCGCCAGTTCTACACAACCGCTGGAGCAACACGCTACTTCGTGCCTAGAGACAGCTATGTTTGCGAGATTGACGACCTAGTAACGCTGACAACCCTAAAGACTTCTTCTGCTGCCGACAAGGTATTTGATGTAACTTGGGCAGCTAAGGACTATCAGCTAGAGCCCCTAAACTCGCTTGCTGGCGGTATTCCATCACCGACTACTCAAATCCGTGCCGTAGATGACTACTGGTTTCCGTTGGCAAACGGCGAAGCAACCGTAGAGGTAGTGGGCACATTCGGCTGGAGCGCCGTACCAAAGCCAATCAAGCTGGCTACCGTGCTACTAGCTATGAGACTTTACAAGCGCATGGACTCGCCACTAGGCGTAGCTGGCGTGGGCGAACTCGGTGTTATCCGTGTTAGCCGTATAGATCCAGACATCGATGCCATGATTCAGCCATTCAAGAAAGTCAGGATGGCGTAGTGATTATCAGCGACATCCGTGATGGTATCGCTACCAACCTAGCCACAGTGCCAGGCTTGCGAGTAGCCGGAGAGCTAATCGACAACCCAAGCCCACCAGTAGCCCTATTGAGTCTAGATTCGATTGACTACGATCAGGCTTACCAAAGAGGCTTGAACTTACTTACCTTTACGATTACCCTAATTGTGGGTCGTGCAGCAGAACGCACGGCACAAAGAAAGTTAGATGGCTACATGCAACTGACAGGCGACCAGTCTGTAAAGGTTGCGGTAGAATCTGATAGGACACTATCGGGCGCATGTCAAGACCTTCGGGTTACGACAGCGGGCTCGGTAGGATCCATACAAATAAATGACCAAACCTACTTGGCGGCTGAATTCACAGTTACCGTCTATGCATAAATAAGGAGATAAATTGGCAAAGTTCATTGCTACAGGCACTAAGGTGACCTTCAACGGTACTGATCTTTCCAGCTCATGTGCGAGAGCAGAGCTGGTAATCAATGCCGCCGAGGTATCCACAACCGATTTCGGCT